TCGGTCAATAACTGCGATTAAAAGAAACAAAATCAATCAATATTTAAGAAAAATTTCGAACAGATAAACATAATAAACATATAAAAGAAATAACATGAACAAAAATTTTAAGAAAGTTCTTGACTTAATTGCCGAAATGAAACAATCATTCGCAAACGCGTCAATGAAATTTGAACAAGCGACTTTGCTTGACGGAACAATTGTTGAATTCGAAATCTTTGAAGTTGGACAACCGCTTTTCGTAGTTACGGAAACGGAAACAATACCAGCACCGGAAGGAACACACGCTTTGAGCGGTGACCTTGAAGGCGTTTCGGTTGTTGTTGATGCCAACGGAATAATCGTTGAAATAATTGACGAAAGAGCAACCGAAGAAGTTCCAGTTGTTGAAGAAGTTGTTGCCGAAGCTATGTCAACCGCAAAAGTTGAAAGCATCATCAACGCAAAGTTGGAATCATTCGCAACAAGCATCGAAGCGGTTGCCGAAATGATGAAAATTATTGCCGACCAAAACAACAATTTGTCGAAAGAAGTTGCGACATTGAAAGGTGATTTCGAATCCTTCAAGTCCGCACCAATTAACACGACATCCGAAAGCGAAAAATTCGCAAAAGTTGGCAACTTGACAGCCAAACAATTATGGTTAAAAAATAACAAAAACAAATAAAATGTCACTAAAAAAATACATCAAAAATTCATTCGATTACGATGTGTCCGGCTTATCGCCATACACCGACGAAACACGCGAAGAATTAATCGTTAGATCGGTTACCGAAGCGGAAACATTAACTTACATTGCGATTCAACAAGGAATCAAAGGAACGGAAGCTTTGAACTTAATGGACGATTCAATCGTTTATCAAACTGCTGATTGCACAATGACGCCAAGCGGCGACACGGTATTCACTCAACGTGACATCACCGTTCAAACTATTGGCTACATGAAAAGCTTTTGTCAAAAAGACCTTGCTGGATTTTGGGCGCAAATAGCGCTTGCACCTGGCGCAATGGCCGAAGACAAAACACTTCCTTTCGAAGCGCAAATCATTGACTATTTATTAAAGCTTCATGCAAGAGAATTAGACAAATTGATTTGGAATGGTAACATCGCGACTGGTTCTGGAAACCTTGCGTTTATGAACGGATTCCGTCAATTCTTAACAACTGCAAACGGTTGTGTCAATTTGAATACGTCGGCATACGCTTCAATAACTGCGTCAAACGCTTACGATATTTTTTACGAAGCATTTACAAACACACCAACAAATGTTGCGGAAGGCGAAGAATTCATTTGTTTCACTGGTCGTGAATCATTCAACTTTTTATTAAAGAATTTAGTTGACTTGAATCTTTACCATTTTGCACCAGGGGAATTCGCAACAATGAACGAATTGCTTTTACCAGGTTCAAACATGCGAGTTGTTAAGGTGAACGGATTGAACGGAACGGACAACATTTACACTGGTCGTTCTTCACATTTCATCTTCGGAACTGATTTATCAAGTGACTTCGAATCTTACGATCTTTGGTATTCTTTCGATGACGACTTGATTTATCTTCGTTCTAAATTTAGAGCTGGCGTTCAAGTTCCTTTCTTGAATCAAATCGGAGTTTGGAACGGTACATCTTCACCGAGCTAATTAAATAAATTAAATAATCACGACGGCCGGGCAACCGGCCTTCATTAAACTAAAAAAAATATGTCTTGTGAAATGACTTCCGGCTACAATGACCGGACATGTACAAACGGAAAAGGTGGAATTAAAAGCGTTTTGTTGTTTCCGCTTGGAAACATTGCGACTTCGAATATCACTTTGAACGAGGTGACAACATTGACGGTGACTGGCGAAACATTTCTTTACAAATTGAAATCAAACCTTTCATCGTACACCGCACCAATAAAAGTTGATAAGAACAACGGAACATTGTTTTATGAGCAATCATTGTCAATGATCCTTGCATCCGACAACAAAGAATTAAGAAGTGAAATTCACTTGCTTGCTCAAAACGAAGTTGTTTGTTTGGTTGAAAATGCAGATGGTTCAATTGTTGCGCTTGGATTCGGCGAAGGTCTTCAAATAGCTGATGCTAATGAATACACTTCAGGCGTTCTTAAAGGCGATCGACGCGGTCACACGCTCGTTCTTAACGGAATGGAAAACGAAGAAGTTCCAGACGTTGCACCGGGCGTTTATGCAACATTGTTGACACAACAATCACCGTCAGTTTAATACTTTACTAATTAAAATTAAAATGGGGAAGGGAAAATTATTCCTTTCCCCTTTTTTTTTGTAATTTTAACGCTATGAAAATAAAAAAAGAATACATCGGAACAAAATGTTGGTCAAAATTATTATCAAAATGGTTGATAATTGACGAAACAAAAGGCGATTTTTATATGAAAGTCGGCATTTTTTACATTTACGAAACAACCGCACCAAAATTAATAAAGTATGTTGATAATACAAAGAAACGGAACAACGCCATTAATAGTGACGGTGACGGAATTGACAACGATTCCGAATCCAAGCTATCTATTTGAGTTTATCCACGAACAAAGCTTCAAGGAATATCACTGCGTATTGAATAACATTTCAACCGCAACACCGCGCTTTGATGAATTTGTTTTGATTGACGGCGTTGATGTTAATTTTGATTATAACGGTTACTATATTTATAACATTTACGAACAACAATCACCGGGAAATCTTGATCCGGACTTGGCCGTTTCACTGGTTGAAACCGGACGCGCCGAAGTCATCGAAATTGATTCGCCGTCACATGAATACGATTCACCGATTTATTTCAACATATATGAATAACGACAAAATTAAAATGACTTCGCTTTCCTTTCGGAAAGAATTCGTAAAACCGGACGAAGAAAAAGACCGTTCACTTGGATTCGTGAAATGGGGAAAGAAAAACGATTATCCGTATTTTTTAATTGACCTTTTCAACGGATCGGCTTGGCATCAAGGAATTGTCAAGACGAAAACCTTTTACATCGCTGGAAATGGACTTGAAGTTGTGAACGGTGACATGCAAGCTTTCATTGAAAACCAATATTCGCCTTTCGACATGAACGAAATCGCGGAACAATTAGCATTTGACTTCGAATTATTTGGCGGTTTTGCCGTCAAAGGAACTTGGAATCGCGAAGGAACAAGGGTTGCGAAATGGGAATACTTGGATGTTGACGCGATTCGAATGAGCGAAGACGAAAGAATGTATTTTTTATCGGACGATTGGGCGGCATTGAATCAATCGGCTGAAAAAACTAATCTTCGAATGTTTCCGGCATTGGACGAAAACAATCCAGTCGGTTCATTCATAATGTACTACAAAGAACCGTCAAAGAAATCAAGGAAAGAAAAAGGAATTTATCCAAAACCAACATACAACGGCGGTTTAACGGCCATTCAAACGGATTGCGACATTGCTAAATTTCACATGTACGAACTGCAAAACGGATTCAAGTCCGGAACGCTTATCAACATGCCGTCCGGTTTTCCGGAATCAACCGAAGAACTTCACCGAATTACCGAATCAATCAAGGGACGAACGCAATCCGTCGAAGATGCCGGCGAAATCATTATAACTTTTTCGGACGGAAAAGATTTAGCACCAACCGTTCAACAATTAAACGGAAACGACCTGGATCGACGATACGAAGTGACCGCGCGTTCGGTTCAACAAAACATTTTGGTTGCGCATTCCGTAACTGCGCCGACATTGTTCGGAGTTATGCAAGAAGGATCGTTCAACGCTGCGGAATCCGGTGACTTGTTTCAAATTTTCAAAACAACTTACGTTTCGTCGCGTCAAAAACGAATTGAATGGATGTTGAACTACATGGCGAAACTTGGTGGCTATATTGGAACGGTTAAACTTGTTGATGTATTGCCGTTAAGTTTGACACCAACAACCGAAGTGATTGCACCGGTTCAACCAGTTGCAGCTTGCAAGCATGAATTCACAAATGATGAAATTTCAGTATTCGAAAAATTTGGCGAAAATAAAGATAATTACATTGTTTTGTCATCGCATCCAATCGCATGGGACACATCAAGCGAAGAAGTTTTTGCGCGACAAGATATGATGTTTGAAACTATTGGCGAAATCAAAATTCAAATTAGAGATTTTGACAAAAACGTTTTGAAATTATTAAAAAATGGCGAAGATTCAACGTCGATTGCAAAAGCATTAAACACAAATGTTGAAGCGGTTGCGAAGTCAATCAATCAATTGACAACCTGGGAACTTTACCAAAAAGGAAATACGACCAATCTTGGTGATTCTTTATTGAAAGATTTGAAAATTGAAATTACTGATTTCGAGGTTCGTTACACTTACCAAACAAGAACGGATGTTCCGCCGGTTCAAACGGAATCGCGCGAATTTTGTACGAAATTACTTTCGTTGAATCGAAGTTACACAAGACAAGACATTGATTCAATATCAACGCAAGTTAGTCGAAACGTTTGGAATTATAAAGGCGGTTGGTACACGAATCCGGACACCCAAAAGACAACGCCTTGGTGTCGTCATGAATGGGTTCAACAATTAGTCATCAAACAAAAATAAAATTATGAATTATTTACTTCCCGTTGACAAT